AATCTGCTGGCCGCCTCCCTTGGCCTCCAGACGAGCATGACAGATCTCTTCCCATTCCTTAAACAGAGGATGCTCAGGTCTGGGGCTCCAGATACAACGGAAGCCTGGAATGGCCGTGCCTTCTGCGCCGGCATAGGTCTCGTTCAAGTCCGTGCCGTAAAAGACCACGCGCTCCTTTGGCAAGGGCCCGAAGGGCCTCAGGCAGACAGTATGAGGATCTATCCATAGTCCACCAAACTTGGCTAATACAGCGGTCCTTATCCAGTTGATTTCCGCCTCATTCACAAAGGTGGCATAGTTCTGAAGACCGGAAGGCATGGCATTATGGCCGAGAAGGGCCGCAAGTCCCGCCAATCCTGTAATGACCTCAATCCTGTACTCGGCTGAATTCTGGGCGACAATCGTCTCGTAGCACAGATTCATGAAGGGCATGTTCAAGGCACGGCTGGAACGAGCTCCGAAGTCCATGTAGTAACGACTATTCACATCTCCCGTATCGTAGTATAGCCAAATAACAGGCTTATCCATGCCCCGTTTCAACAGGTGTTTGTCCATGAAGACATTCTCTTCGATAATGCGGCGGCTGTGGTAGAAGGCGTACAGGGCTCCTACAAACAAGACGCCAAAGATGGCGGCATATAATTTTTCTGTGGTGTTCATGATTCCCTACTGTAGTTCCATTTATTTTGTATTTGCTATTTTCCGAACTATCTATAAATAGGATGCTGCGTCCCTACTGTCGTCAGAAAGCTCTGACTATAGATGACTCTCTGCGACCGAACGCAGGAAGACCCTATTTCAAAAGCACTGAACTCTCTACCATTTATAATTTTCCAAGTCCGAATCTGACAGATGCTCTTGTGATCGGTGTGATTTCTTTCGGGGGCGGCATGGTCGGTACAGTCAGCCCCTCAGGCGTTCTCATAAATGGGGATTGTCAGAAACATTGGGACTATCTTGGTATTCCCTCTACCAATTTTCCCCAAGTCATCATTGTTCCTGTAAGTGGGGCTACGAATAGTCCCAATCCGAGAGATGCGGCCACGATTGAAAATACGATTGATGTACAAACGATTGGAGCCATGTGTCCCTCGGCTAAGCTCACCATAATTCTGTACCTGGCTCCAAACTCCTTTGCCGAATTTGTGAATGTATTAGCAAAGGCGTCCACGGCCACGGTCATTGATGGTATAAGTTATACACCCGATGTCATTTCATGTTCCTGGGGAGCCACGGAAACCCTCTATCCATCCTATCTTCTGGCCTCACTGAATGCCCAACTCCAGTTCCTGTCTTCCAAGGGAATCGTTTTCACAGCGGCTACAGGGGATTTTGGGTCCTCCAATGGATTACCAGGAATCAATTGCGACTTTCCCTCATCCAGTCCCTATGCGATTGCGTGCGGTGGTACAACGCTCACATGTCCCAATTATAAGTATGATACTGCGACGATGGAAATAGGGTGGGCGGATGGCGGTGGGGGGATTAGCAAGATCTTTGCGAAACCCTATTTCCAACAGAATCTCCCTGGCTCAGGCCGAAATACACCCGATATTGCCTTGGTCGCCGATCCCGATACAGGGGTGGTCTATACCATTGGAAATCAACTCCAGGTTATTGGTGGGACCAGCATTGTGTCCCCTGCGATAGCCGCCTATGCGGCCATTCTCAATCTAAAGAAGGCCATTACACCGCTTCTGTATACAGTTCCTCTATCCAATTTCCATGATATTTTGATGGGCTCTAATGGAGACTATGTGGCAAAACACGGATATGATAACTGTACTGGCTTCGGTTCTATCAATGGCATTCGTCTTGCCAACACCCTACGAGGAACTATGACAGACACCTCGGATACAGACATAGTAGACATACCAGACGTAACAGATATTCCTGTTACCGGTATCAGTCTGAATGAAACAACCCTTCAACTCCCTATCAATACAGTCACTACCTTAGTGGCCACAATCGTCCCTGCCGATGCCACAAATCAGACAATCCTCTGGAGTTCGAGTAATACGTCTATAGCGATTGCTGGTAATAGCGGTATAGTCACGGCGGTCAGAGATGGTTCTGCTACTATATTCGCTATTACACAAGACCAACAATTCACAGCCACCTGTATTATAACCGTCATAATACCGATAATCCCGGTTAGCTCTGTTATAGTTCAACCGAGTAGGGTATCCCTTGGTCTAAAACAAACAATGACTCTGTCGGCAACGGTTCTACCGACAAATGCGTCAGACAAGACAATTAGATGGATAAGTTCCAATCCGTCGGTTGTATCTCTGGGTCTCGTCTCATACACGAATCCAGTATATATTTCCTCTATAGTGGCGAATAGCACTGTAATTACGGCAACTGGCAGTGGGCAGGCCACTATTACAGCCATATCTGATTCTGTTCAAGGAACAGCAGATATTGAGGTTATTCCACCTATTTTCAGTATTACCTTGATTCCAGCCAAACTCACAATGACAGTCGGGAGCACAAGTCAGACCTCTGTCGCCTTTAATCCTAGCCAATCTGGTGCCCCTATCACCTTATGGAACAGTAGTAATACGAATGTGGCAATCGTTGATTCAAATGGACTTGTAACTGCTTTGAAGCCAGGGCTAGCAACTATTTCAGGGGCTGTGAATGGGAAAATTGGTAAGCGGGTAGTTATCGTACCGACATAATCACCTGTATTTGAGAGTATGGTTCGTAATATTTTATCAGTTAGTTATACTAATTGATAAAATGGGTATGTAGGGTGAGGGATTTGAACCCTCGCACTTTCGTAACGGATCTTAAGACCGTCGCCTTAACCAACTCGGCCAACCCTACGTAGTAGATATCTTACAATCTCTTTAGACTCTACTCGCTAAAAAAGAAATCCACCGCATCTGTGAAGGCCCTGTAGCTCTCTTGGCATCCCAAATGCTGAACTGGCATGGACACCGTTGGGAAATAGGGAATGGAATACTGAAAATGGATAAAGGGATGCTCTGAATCTGTGTCATTGAGAATCTGTTTCACAAGATTGTCAAGATAGTCACAGGCGGCCTCATACGAGCCAAAGGTAAAGGTTCCAGTAAAGGGGTCCCTGCTGTCATCCTCCGTGACAGTAATACGATAGACGCCTGTATCCAAGGCCCTCAGGCTTACACGAAAATCCCCGACTGTCTCACGAGTAAACCAGAAACAGACATAGTCCTTTATAGCAGTGGCATTGGACGTGGGCATTTTGTCTGGACATACAGAACAGGAATGCTTTAGACTATCTCTCTTTATCTTTTATCCGTCAGAACCAATTGCTTCATGCGCTCAAAATACTGGTTCTCCTGGATTCCCTGATTGGCCGCCCTCAACTGTCGCTGTTGTTCTCGCTGCTTCATCTGGCGTTCTGCCTCCTGTAACTGCGTCTGTTCATGATGGCTCAAGGGGTCTGGCGCCCTCTCTCTGCTCGTTCTGTAAAGATCCAGGGACCGCGCCTCCACCTGGACATTGGCCACCTTGTCTGAGATGGTCGTTTCCCGACTATAGGCGTCCATCAGATCCGAGAACTGCTGCTTGGAATTGGGAGCGGGCGTAAAGGTATCAGGGCGTTCACGACCCAGCTCTAAGCCCATGTTGGGCGCCAAGGTCATGGCCATGGCCTCAGGGTGAATCAGTTGATTCCCTGTTTTTGCTTTGCTTCTTGCTTCGGCATCAAACATCTTGTTGAACACATCGCGATTGAACTTGCCGCTGAACTTGGCCGATGATTTATCGCCAACCTCATCCTTTAACCAATCCCCGTATCCGTCATTATCAGGGTCCACCATGTGCGTCTTCTCAAACATATTGTTGAAGGCATTCATATCCAGATTCTTCGGGTTCAGTTTCACGGGTTCCAAATGTTGCCAGGCTGTGGACTCCTCCTTGCGCCCTGACTTCAGTGCCTGGGGTGCCTCCACCTCTTTCAAGCCTCCTGCTCTTCCACCTTGAATGCGCTTCAAAATCTCTGACAAATAGGCATAGGCCCGGGTAATCGCCTCAAACTGTTCCTCAGACCCGCCCTTGTCTGGATGGGCCTTCAACGAAGCCCTCTTGTACGCCTTCTTCAAGGCTTCCTCAGTCAGAGTGACTTCTTCTTGAATTCCCAGAACCTCCAGACAGGAGGAAAAGTAAGACACCATCTTCTGTTGGGGTGTCTTGGACAACTGACTCCAACTGCTTTCGGGCTTTTCTTGATACTGAGAAATCTGTGTTGGACCATGGTTATTATAGGCAGTTCGGTTGTTCTGAAGGGCGGGCAAAGCAATTCGTTCGGTCTCCTTGGGATAGACAATCGGGTTCTGAAAGGAATTCAGGCTTCTCGGTTGAGGCATACTTTGTGTTTGGACAGGTTGTTGCTGAGCATGATATTGCTGCTGTCCCAGGGTCTGCTGATGAACTGTGCTCTGTTCCCCAGGCAACATGGGGGGTGTGGAACCACTCTGAACGGATGAAATGTAGTTCAGCAGATAACTATAGACGCCGGCTCTCTTGGCTGTCTGGATGTATTCGGGGCCGGCCAGACAGGTCTGAATCATCTGAATACGAAGTGCCGGATTCTTCAGTTGTAGGACGTTCGTGTAAATCCGGACATGGGCTGGATCAAAGGCGGACATACTTACATTGTTCCCCATCTCTTCCTTACAGTGGAAAGAATGAGGGGGCCTTAGACCCAGTTCTCGTGCTTTTGACATGAGGACTGGATTGCGTGAAGTATTTTTCTAAGCTCTACGCTGTGTCTTTCGCTTACGTTTTTTTAGTTGGCGCTTACCACGTTTAGATAGGCGACGACCTCCATATAATTTACTTTCTAGAAAATTCTCAATACGTGATGTCTCAATATCTACAAATTCATTAAACTCATCAAATGGTTCATCAGGATAGGCTGGATCATAAATTACACCACTTTCAAATTGTGGAAATTTATCTACATCTATAAGTTTAGCAGTTGGTATGTTCGCATGAAAATGATTTGGAGTTATAGCACTTCTTTTTGTATAATATGTTTTGACAATACCCTGTTGCCCGTTAATTTTTTTACGTTCATTCTCAAGTTTCTTTACAGTAGTAAAAAGAAATCCTGCTACATCATTATGTGTACTCTTGTATGGATAATAGTATCCTTCTGTAATGAATTCATACTTATCTAAATCAGTTATTTTAGTGTATTTCATTTTATCCAATATAGCCCGTTGGTCCTTTGTTAATAGATGTTTACCCTTTATAAGATAGTTTTTTTCAGGAAGGGGTATCCTATTACCCTTTGCCTCATTCATAACCATAATATACCTGTCACCGAGAGGGGTAGCGGGTGTAGGGGGAGGTGTTCTAGGCGTGGCAGGTGTCGGTGGAGGTGTTGTGGGTGTTAAGAGAGGTGATACTGGGCTTATATAAAAGGGAGGTCTACCATTATATCCATTATTTTCATTATATCCATTATTAAGTAATCCTGGTCTGGGTGTTTGTCCTGGTCTCGGTGTATTAGGGCGATTCATAGAATTCTCTAAGTATAGCATATACTATTTTATCTCATTCTCGGGACTTCATCCATCTAACTATTACCTCCTCAAGCAATAGGGCATGCCATTTATGGGGAGTGTAGAAGGGAAAATGTGCTACGGGCGACAGCCAATCATTTCTGCGGGGAAATATTTCCGTCATTCGGATTTACAATCGGGCTTTATCGGCGGCGGAACTCCTCCAGAACTATAATGCGCAAAAGGGGAGATATTAAACTAGCTCAAAATCACCTTCACGTCCTATATCGATAGAATCGGAATCTCCGCTTCACATTTCCAGAAGAACCGAACCCCTTTTGGAAAGAAATAGGGAACCTTACAGCCTACGCCGTGTCGTTCGCTTATGACTTTTCTTAGGATGCCTGGAACGTCGGCGTTTTCCTCCTCTAGCACGATTAATACTTGCTAATCGTTTTAGTTCCATATCTTCCACTTGTGCTAATGTAAATCCAAATCCAGAATTTATACCTGGACGTATTGTATAAAATAATCCAGGGACTGCCTCAAAACTTCTTACAAGCTGAATGTTCGCATGTGGTAATTGTGGCATGTTGACAATATTATTGCGGTTGGGTAGTAGTCCTCGAATCTCTGATGTATCGGTATGCGTGTAATATGTTTTTTTAGGATAACTTCTTGGAACAGGAGGCCCAGGACTCAATATGCTTTCTCTTACAGGAGCATTTGCTACAGAAGATCTACTTGCTGGTGGTCTTGAAGGCCCAGGACTAAATAGGCTTCCGCTGTAAGGATTTGCTGCCGAAAATCCTAGAGGCGCAGGACTTGCTATCTGAAATTTTGGGGGTCCAGGACTAAAT